AAAAGCTGATTACACTGTCAATCAGGAAACAAAGAAAATCACAGCAATTGCTTATAGTGGCAGTACTACCTATACAATTCAAAAGGGTGTGAAGACTGGTACAACCATTACTATTCCAGTTGTGTCTACTTCTGATACCGTGACTGTCCGTAGAAAGACATACTCAGGCGGTACATATGTAACATGGAATGCGGGATCTCGTCTTACCAGTGACCAACTAAATCACCAAGTAAATCAGTTATTGAGACTCAATCAAGAATTGATCTACAAGTTGGAGAATGAGTATGTAAGATCAATTGATCTACAAGGATCTTCTGCACCTCAGCTAGTATTTGGTCAGCCTCTGTTGATGGGTAATAACCAGATCAAACAACTGCTTAATCCAACAGAATCAACAGATGCAGCAACCAAAGCTTATGTTGATGCCAATGCTGTGTTGACTACAACAAACCAGACAATCAATGGTACTAAGACTTTTACCGATGTCATTACTGCGTCTAGTGGTATTACAGGTAGTCTAACAGGTAATGTCACAGGCAATCTATCAGGCACAGTCTTGACATCTGCTCAGACCAGTATCACAAGCGTTGGTACCCTGAGCAGCCTAGCTGTGAGTGGAGCAACAACACTTAGTTCAACTTTGGCAGTAACTGGAGCAACAACACTAAGCTCAACTTTGGCAGTAACTGGAGCAATCACAGCAACTGGTGGTGTTATTGGTGCTTTGACAGGAAATGCTTCAACAGCCACAACTGCTGGTACAGTAACAACAGCTGCTCAGCCAACCATCACAAGCGTCGGTACTCTAACAAGCCTAACTGTATCTGGTAATATTACAGCACCAAACATCAAAATTACTGGTACAGCAAGTTCTGATATCAACACACTTGATGCCTATACTGAAGGAACATGGACACCTGTTATTACTGGTACTACTACTGCTGGTACTGCTACATACTCAGTTCAGCAGGGAAGACATACGGTAGTAGGTAGGCTTGTTTTTATTGAGTTATATGTTACATGGACTGGTGGAACAGGCACAGGAAGCTTGACAATTACTGGGCTTCCTTTTTCAAACAATGTAAATACGCAAGCAAGTTTGACTTTTGGATATACCCAAGGCTTAAACTTAACTAGCCGAATTCCATTGGCTTATATTGTAAATGGTAGTACAACAATAACACTATCTTCATCTACCCTTGCAGCTACTCCTGTTATAACAACATTGCCTTATGCCGTTAGCGGTTCTCTACTAATCAGCGGTTTCTATTCGATTTAAGGAGTTTTGACATGATTGAGAATAACCTGCCGATCTATGTTTCGATGATGCAGCTGGCTATTCTCACCGTGGGTGTCGTGACTGTCATTGTAAAACTAGGAAAGAGGGAAGCACTAATCGAATCAAATGCTGAAGAACTAAAGGTCTTGAAGGAAATAACCAAGGACTTAGTGAAAACAGATATTGAGTTCGGTAAGAACATTGTCGCAGCAATGGTTGAACTAAAGGAGCTTCGGCACCGCATTGAGATGTTGGAGAAGCGATCATGAAACGCTTTGCGTGGTTTCTATTTCTAGGAGGCTGCTCATCGGTGGATGAAATATCCACAAGCAACCACAACATCCAACAATATGCAAGTGAGATATTACACACAGACAATGTAGATGTAATTCACAAACACGCTAACTCCATCCTAAAAGAGTCTAATGACATTGCAAGTGTCATTGGCAATGTCAAAGACAGTACCCCATGGTGGGCAGATATGATAACCTATGGCTTCATTGCCTTGGCTATCATAGGTGTGTGCTTTCTGTTGTGGTACACCGGAATAGGGTCTTTACTGCAAAGGCTGTTCTATTCCATGGGTCTGTTCATTCCAGACCGTAAACAACAACAGGCTAAAATGTTAATTGAGGCTCAGGACGATCAGAACCCAACCACGATTAGGGAAGCAGTTGCTACCCTTCGTGCTTCGGATCCTGCTCTGAATGCAGCTTATACTCAGTTAAAGAAAGAAGGTAAGTAATATGGCATCATTCCTCGGTTCTCTCTGGTTCGCTGGTATGCTATTTGTGGTTGGCTATGTCGCTGGTTCTGTCGTTCCAGTAACTAAGCTTCCCGAACTATTCAAGAAGAAGTGAACAAAGAACTAATCAATTTATTGAACAATCGTCTTATTGAGCGTCTACTTGACGATCTCAGGGACGATACCAAAAGCACTCCCGGTCTCTATCAGGTCGTTCGCGGCGTGGTAAACGACAACCGGGAGGTATTGGATGGCCTACCTTCAGGAACTCTGGATACCCTAGAGTCAGCCATGAAGGCTAAGATGCCATTTAAGTTTAAGTCCTCACAGATTTAAAAGACCGCCCTAGGGGGCGTAAATGCTCCCTAGGGCTTTCCAAAGGTCCGATGCTACCCAGATAGCTCGGATGTGTTAGAATCGTTTATACGGCAAGCTAGATGCCTTAGAAAGGAAACCTATGCAAGCCCCACAAGAAGTACTAGAGGATTTCAGAAATCACCTTTACTTCAGTTTTAAGTATTTAGGTTTGGGTGAACCTACAGCCAAGCAATACGCCATGGCCAATCGGTTACAGGAAAATACAATTGACTTTATTTTACAAGCAGGGCGTGGTGATGGTAAGTCCGTTATCATGGCATCCTATGTGTCTTGGCTTCTCCTGAAAAATCCCAATACTACAATACTTGTATTATCTGCCACAGCAGACAAGGCTATCAAGTTCGTGTCTCAGGTACGCAATGTGCTTACTCTGGTACCCTACATGAAGTCCTTGGAACCACAAGAGTTCGACAAGGATTCGGCATTTGGTTTCAATGTCCACAACCGTACTAAGTTCGGGCAGGATCTTTCCGTGACTGCTAGAGGCATTACCTCGCAGATCACAGGTCTCCACGCAGACAAGATTGTGTGTGATGATATTGAGATTCCTGAAAACTCGGATACACCACAGGCTAGAGAGAAGCTATGGGAACGGTGCTTGGAGCTTGAGAATGTAAAGAACAAGGTTGAGGATGCAACCATCCAATTCCTCGGTACACCACAGTCCAAGGACTCCGTGTACAACAAGCTTGGCGGCATCTACAAGATCATCAAGTTCCCCGCAGTCATGCCTGACCTAGCAGTGGCAGATGATGTTGAGGATGTAGATCCTTACATTCTGAACCTAGGTCTTGCTGCAGATGAATCCACTCAGCCTGAGCGGTTCACTACCGAAGGCATGAGAGAACTAGAGGGCAAGGTAGGTCCAGTCAACTTTGAGTTGCACTATCGGTTGAAGACAACCAGTGCAGACAACAAGAAGTACCCTCTTCGGTTGGAAGACCTGATTGTCATGGATGTAGATCCAGAGGTATTCCCTCTGAAGGTTATCCATGCCAAGAAGGATGTCAATAGAAGAGTATCTTCATTCGGCATGAAGGGTGACTTGGTATATGAGCCAATGCACATTGAGCCTAGCTTTGTTCCCTACAACCAGACTATCATGTTCATTGATCCTTCAGGTCGTGGTGCTGACGAGACTGCTATTTGCGTAGCATCCTTTGCACACGGCTATGTGGTGGTGCATGAACTGCTTGGTATTCAGGGTGGCTATGATACCCCTACGCTTATGAAGATCTGCAAGTTGATCAACCTATACAACATCCAGACAATCCGCTATGAGTCAAACTATGGCGATGGTATGTTTGGCAAGGTTATTCAACCAGTCATTGTACAGAACTGCGGTCCTGTGGTAATCGAAGAGTATCGTGTAAGTGGTCAAAAGGAAAACAGAATCCTCAATACGCTGGAGCCTATCATGGCTCAGCATCGCTTGGTGATGGATACCGAGGTTGTAATGGACAAGGAAAACCAAATCCAGATAACCCGTCTTCAGAACAAGCGTGGTGCCTTGAAGCATGATGACAGAGTGGATGTTCTCAGTGCTGCGGTGTCACACTGGACAGACGCCTTGGCAATCGACCCAGATCGGGAGATTCAGCTCAAGAAGCAGAAGGATTATGAGAATCAGGTAAAGGATTGGATGTCTAACAAGCGGGCCATTGGCTTGCTTGGTGACCGGGTATCCGGTGCTGTTCTGTTGAATGGCAAGGACCCAAGTGAAAAGAAAGTAAGATCAATTCTAAGGAGACCCCATAGATGAGTATTGTTGTTGTTACTGGTATTGGTCCACGCTCTGGAACTTCCTTCGTTATGAAGAAAGCCAAGGATGCTGGATTGCCCATACTGGGAGAAGCCTTTAGTCGGATCACGGTTCCAAAGCACAATCCCGATGGTTATTGGGAATGTCCTACTTCCGATCCTGCAGAGCTTGACAACAACATCTCAAAGATATGGTACTCCACTCTTGTCACACTAGACCCATCTCTTATCTCAGCAGTTGTTGTGCTTGAGCGTAAGGATAAGCTTGCTCAGATGCACAGCATATACAAGGTGTTCAAGGATGAGTGCAAGGTCTGGCCCGTGTTTGCACGGTTGCTGGATCCTTGCGATGCGTTATATGAACACATGACTGACCTTAACAAGTGGTTAAACCAATTAGATCAAAACAAGGTAATGCGGGTATACACTGAAGATCTCGACTCAGAGATTTCCAGCATACTCAGCTTTTTAGAAAGAGGTTTGAAATGGGCGTAGGAGCAATTGTATCGGGAGTTCTTGCCCTTGCAGGCGGTGTGGCTGGAGCAATGGGTGCCTCATCGGCAGCTGGTGCATCAGCAGCAGCACAGCGTCTTCAGCAGCAGAACACCAACTTCCAGAATGAATGGCAGAAGGCAGCGCAGGATAGAAACATCATGCGTCAGTTCCAAGCCAATCTGGAGCGTAATATTCAGATTGAGAAGTCTGCCAACAAGGAGCGGGCACTCTCTGAACTATATCTGGACAAGTCGTTTGCCAACCAGAAGAGCACTCTTAGCAAGCAGACTCAGCAAGTCAACTCACAGTTCATTGGTACAATGACGGGAAGACATGTCTCATCAACCAGTGGATCTGCCAGAGCACTGCTTCGTCAGAACATGGAAGCCATGGGTGCAAACCTAGCAGCAATGAAGGTTAATTACAACAACGCATACAAGGACATTGCCAATCAGCAGAACATGCGTCTTGCTCAGCGTGGGTCATCCATGGCTCCTGAGCTCAGTGTGCTGTTGCCAAACACTGGTGGCATTGTTGACAACTCCTCGGCTGCTCTACAGACCGGACTCATTCAGGCTACACTCAACGCTGCTTCGTCTGGCTTTGGTGCATACATGAAGTACAAGATTCCAGAAACAACAGGGGGTGGTATTGGAAATGGATATCCTGCGGGTGCTTATTCATCTAATCCAACTGGCATGTATCCATCCACAGGTAATATGTGGGGAATGGGTAATGGAATGAATAACAGTTGGAATGGTCCTACATACAACTTTAACACTGGTACCTTTGGTCCATAAGGAGGAATAAATGGCAAATAAAGATCTATTTTCTTCCTTGCAGAAGATTGCCTCGGAAGCAACAGGAAATATTCCAGTATCCCAAAAGAGCGATGCTGAGTCCATGGACAAGATGGATATCGCAAAGATCAAGGATGCTGTTTCGGTTGCTCAGAAGATGTATCCAGACAACAAGCAGAATCAGTTTAACTACTGGAAGAAGAATGTGTCTCTTGATGGTATGTCTAATGAAGCCCGTAATGTGTACTGGCAGCAGTATGAAAAGATGCATCCACGGGGAACCGATGGGGCACAATCAGACTTTGTTAACACAACCATGAGAGAAGTGGGTTATGTAAGCGGCGTATCAAACAAGGAGTTCCTCCTTCGTGAGCGCATGGCTAACTCCCCACCATGGGCACAGGCTATCCTTGGTCCAGAGCTGGCTAAGTATTCAACTGTCGTTGCCAATGCAAACCTCAGTAAGGCAAACCAAGTCTACAAGGCAGACCTTGAAGACAAGGTTAAGAAGTTCGTATACAACGCTGACCTAGATCCAGATGTATCCACAGATCAGCACACTGCAGACTTTCTTCGGATGGAGCAATTAAACCTTTCAGGTATTGCCTCTGTTGTAAATGGTCGGGTAGGTGCTCATGAT